TAAGGTGGATTATGGCTATAAGGAATGTATTTGATACCATTACTTCTTTTGAAACGCTGCTTCTTGCAGAGAAACACTCTGCAAAAGGTAAAAGGTATAGCAACGAAGTTCTTCAATTCCGGAATAACCTTGAAGAAAATATCCTGGATATTCAGAAATCTATTATCACAATGCAGCTGACCAGAGTTTCATATCGTTCATTTTATGTATATGTTCCTAAAGTCAGAAAAGTAATCTATGTGGATTATGGAAATAAGTTGATAGAACGTGCCATCTATGACGTTATCAACCCGCTGGTGTGCAGGACATTCATAACTGATACATATTCCTGTATTGAAGGAAGAGGGCAGCTAAAGGCAATGCAGAGGCTATACGGATGGTTAAAATATTTGAGTAGGAAAGAAACAGTCTGGTATTATTATAAATTTGATATTTCAAAATTCTTTTATCGGATGGACCATGAGATTCTAATGAATATCTGTAAAAAGAAGATCGATGATGCCAGAACCATAGAGCTCATTCGTCATTATGTATGTGATGGGAATATCCCCTTCGGGCTGCCGATCGGCGCGGATGCGTTAACCATAACAGAAAAAGAAATGCTGTGGGATAAAGGAATCCCGATTGGTGGAGGACTTTCTCATATGCTTGCAAATATGTATATGGATCCTCTGGACCAGTACTGTAAGAGGGAGCTTGGTATCAAGTATTATATCCGGTACATGGATGATTTTATTATTTTAGATGATAGCAAAGAACGGCTTCATTATTACCGTAGCAAGATAGAGGAATTTCTTGATCAGAGGCTGCAGCTGTCATTGAATAATAAAACTGCCCTAAGACCTATTCGGTGCGGAGTTGAATTTGTTGGATGTAATATCTACCTGGACCATGTCAATATTAAGAAGCAAACCACCTTACGTATCAAAAGAAGATTGTCTGTTTTAAAGCGTGATTATCAGGAGTACAAAGTATCTCTTTCAAAGGTAAGTGAGACAGTAAATAGTTACAAGGCACTGCTGAAGCATGTGGACTGTAAAAATTTCAATACAAAATTATGGGATGAATTTGTTTTAACTCATAACCAGGAGGAATCATGTCAGGGATAAAAGATGAAAATTTTTTGGAACTTCTTGATATCTATATTACCTTAGTCGGAAAGCAAGATGATGTAATAAGCCGATTGAGTAAAGTCATAGCAAAACAGGCCATGCAAATAAAGCATTACGAAAATATCTTCCAGGCATCCGATATTACCCTGGAGGATGAATGTAAAGCAGCGGAAAATGCGATCAAGGAATATCGCACATATGCATCAGGTGAAATAGAATAATTAAGTTTTTAGGAGCCGTGAGGCTCTTTTTTTTATACAAAATTCATGAAAATGGAGGGGTACATTAATGGATATTGTAACAGCAGTATTACTGGCAATGAGCGTTCCTAGTGCATTTACCGGATTATGCTTTTGGTTGATTCAAAGAAATATAACAAAGGTGGATAAGCAGAAAGATGAGAAGGAAGCTGCCAGGTTAAAGAATGAGGTACTACTTGCTAAATGTGTAGGAGCCTGCTTTGCATTAGGTGAGGCAACTGCGAAAGCTGTGCAGAGGATCCCGGATGCAAATTGCAACGGTGATATGCATGAAGCACTAAGTTATGCTCAGAAGATCAAGCATGAGCAGAAAGATTTTTTTATGGAACAGGGTATTCAAAATATTATTTAAAAAAAGAAGGGAGCATGTATTATGTTTGAAGCATTAAAGAATTATCAGGTATTACTTCTTGTTATCTTAACAGTTATTTTCATCATCGGGTTTGTGTTTATGGCGGTGAAATACTTTAAGACCAGAAAGCTCGAGGAAATCAGAGCTGATGTCTATAAGCTTTTCATTAAGGCTGAACATGCTTGGAATGAAAGCGGCCAAGGTGATGCAAGAATGAAATGGGTTGTTCAGAAAGCCCGAAGCTTATTGCCTAAATGGCTTGGTCTTATTATTACAGAGGATATGCTTAGAAAGATAATTCAATTATGGTTTGATGGCATTAAGGACCTGCTGGATGATGGAAAGCTTAATAAATCAAATAATGATGTGGAGGAATAGTCATGGCTACAATAATCAAAATCGGAGTCGATGCCGGCCATGGAAGTGCAACCGCCGGGAAAAGGACAGCTCCTTTTACAAAGAATGTTGATATTGATGGTGATGGTACCGTCGATGTAAAGAAAGGTCAGCAATACCGGGAACATTTCGCTAATGTAATGGTTGCTGATAAACTGGTTACAGAACTGAAACGCTGCAAAGCATTTAAGGTTACGATCGCTGGCTTCGATGATGAAGATGCATCCGATGATACCGATACCGCTTTAAGTGCAAGGCAGACAATCTTCAAATCTGCCGGTTGTGAGATAACCGTCTCGATCCACTTCAATGCTTCTGGAAAGGGAGAGAAGTTCGATAGTGCAGAAGGTGTTGGTATTTACATACATGATAAGTATCCGGAGCAATCAAATGCTTTGGCAGAGGTAGTTCTTAAATATCTCTTAAAAGGTACAAAGCAAAAGAACAGGGGTGTTAGTCCCGATGCCTTGGCTTTATGTAACTGCAAGACTATGAAGACGAAGGCTTCCATTCTGTGTGAATTAGCGTTCATGACAAACGAGAGGGAAGCTCAGGAGCTGATGGCGAATGAAGCTTTCTGCCAAGAAGCAGCGGAAGAAATCGCCCAGGCGCTCTGTGAGTACACGAAGGTTCCTTATGTACCTGTTACTAAAGAAACAACTTCTAAGGTCGTTTACAAAGTACAGACAGGGGCTTATAAAGTATATGCATCAGCTGCTACGCTTTGTGAAAAGGTCAAGAAGGCTGGTTTCAAGGATGCATATATCAAATACTCGTCCGGTTTGTATAAAGTCCAAATTGGAGCCTATACAGTTAAAGCCAATGCAACTACCATGTTAAATAAAGTGAAAAAGGCTGGTTTTGAAGCATTTTTGACCACTAATTAGTATCTATTAAATAAGAAAAAAGCCTCTCTTTTCGTGAGAAGAGAGGCTTTTTTTAAGGAAAACCATGGTAAAATCCTAACCGTATTCGTGATAATCTAACTTTTGTCAGCATTTTATTACCTAGAATGCTAGATTATTACCGAAGGAGCAATGACGTTATGATTAGAATTTTACTTTCAGCTCGGCTAGGAGAACTCCGATGGACACAGGCAGACCTTGCACGTAAAACAGGTATACGGCCAACTACAATCAATGAGTTGTACCATGAGATGACAGATAGGGTAAACCTTGAACATCTTGATTTGATCTGCGAAGCCCTGGATTGTAATCTCGGCGATTTGATCACACGGGTCCCAAATAAAGAGCCAAAAATCATGCGTACACGCGCGGGGAAAATGAAACCGAATGCTGAATGATGGTGCTGCAACACCAGAAAAAAGAGAACGCTAATGAACAGCGTTCCTTTTTTGTATCCAAAATATTATAGGTAAAAACTCATTTCTTGAGAATTATCCTGCAGAGCATCTATCAGGTAGGATAGATCTAAGTGATTCTTTCGATACCCCTTTTCAATCATCCGGATGTATCTCAAAGATGGAGCCCCAGGTTCAGCCTTCTTATTCATGATATATACCATGGCTTTATGTATCTTACCGTTATCCATTGTAACCTGAATTATGCTTTTGTAATAAAAGTTAGGATAGCCTTCATAAATATCAAGTGAAAATTCGTCTCTCTGGCCGATGCTCCAAACAGCAACCGGCACGACACTTCCATTGCATTTCTCGATCGTAGCATATGCTCCGGTCTGTGATCCTCTGAACTTCAATTTCCAGTCCTGTAATTTCCCGGTTCCAATTATATGAGCGGTAGGGCACCTAACCGCCATCTGCTCCAGGTTAAGATTGCTACCGTATGCAATATATAATCTCTCTTTCATAATTCCCTCCTATGCCGCTTGGGAAGCGGCAATCTTCTTTAATGGTGTCATAAGGTGAAGTCTACAGGTTTTAAATTCGTCTCCTGCAAGTCCTAACCGATTGATTAATATGTTTCTCATGATAGTAACCTTTTGTGATGAAGTGTATCCATCCATTGACCGGAATGTTATTTTTTCGTTGCTTGTAATCGCCCATGAGGAAACTGCCAAACAGAATTGTACATATGCCTTTATCTTCCCGGCATGAAGAGTACTATTGAAAAGTCTGAACTCGACGGTTCCTTTGGAGAAGTAGGAGTGAAGATTGATTCCATGGTACCGTGTTTCGTTGTAATGCTGGTGATCAATGCCACCATAGTAACTATCATTTGCCCTGCTGTACCAAACGGATTCCACTTTATCAGCAGTAAGGTTCTTATTCTTCCTTAGCTCTGCCAGAATTTCCGGTGATAATTTCTTGCACCATCGGCTTCCTCTGTCCCCGATCTCCAGTGCGTCATAGATCAGATCCTGACGAGCTATCATGAAATTCACTAACCGTCTCAATGATTGAGGATTGTGATTTGCTCCATCAACATGAACATGTATTCCACAACTATTGTTTGCAGCTGCTCCGTTCTCCTTCAGCTTCCTTACGATGCCCTGTAAAAGCTCTATATCTTCATAGTTTAAAGGAGGTGTAACGAATTCTACTCTGTATTCATCCTGTGCCGGCTGTGGGTTGATAGAGCTATCTCTCATAACCTTCCACTCTCTACCCTGGATATCCTTAACTATTCTAGTGTAGTACGGAGAACTACCAACGGATGATATTCTACTATGAAGCATTTCTGCAACAACCTCTGCAGCTCTTCCTCTTGATATACCAGTCATTTCAATTTCAACTCCGAACTTCTGATTTTTTAACATTTTCATTTCCTCCATTTATGATTAATATGTTGATTAAATTGATTAACTTTCTATGCATATATTAACATATGGAGATATCCTTGTATAGTATTTCTTGATGAAAATAGTTAAAAATATGATTAAAATGAATAGGATTATGATTATTTTTGTTGACAGAAATAGGAAGAGTAAAGTATAATAGTCCTGAGGTGATAATATGATTAAATGCAATCTTTCAATACTGATGGGGAAAGAGAAGATGAATATCCAGGACGTATGTAATGCCACTGGATTAGCAAGAAATACCGTAGG